GTGAGCTTCGACGATACGGTGCCGCCGGTGCTTTTGAACGCGGTTATGTCCTGCGACGGCGTTTCGCTTAATGTCGGTGAGATGGAGATTGACGTATCGAACACGCTGGCTTCAAAAGACAAGATTGACGATGCGAAGGGGATTTTATCCTACATGATCACCGGCCGGGATATGCAGGGGTCGTTTAATCCGGAAATGGTACCGGTTGCCTCGCATGATTTCTTCTCCAAGTGGTTCAGCAATACGCCGATGGTTCTTGATCTGGCGTACGGAGAAACCGACGGCAACAAGTTCCGGTTCTATGTGCCCGGCATTGTTTACAACAAGGTCGATGACGGCGACCGCGACGGCATTCAGCTGGCGCAGACGTCGTTTGATCTTACCGGTTCGATGGAGCCGGGGGATGATGAACTCGCATTATTACTTTTATAAACAGGAGGTGTTTCCATGCTTACAGGAATTGATGTCAATGCAACACGCGAATATGTGTCGAAACTTGATCCGGACAAAGAGAATCCGAGCGTGTTTCATATCGGACTTTTGGACCCCGTGTTGAGGGCAGAGGTTGACGATGAAAGCAGTACGTATGAAATGAGTTCGACCAATCCCAACGACAAGGCCAAGGTCAGGCTCAATTGGAACAAGCGGCAGATTACGGCGATCAAGTTCGGGCTTAAGGGCCTGACGAATTTTCTTGATCCCGAGACCAAGAAACCGATCGAGCTTAAGTTCGACACCATTCATTACGCGGGGAAGATGAGAAACGTCGTTCCGGACAGGATCATTGCCATGTTTCCGAATGAGCTCAGGCAGGAGCTGGCCGAGGTTATTTTGAACGAATCGAAACTGTCGGAGGGCGAGCAAAAAAACTGATCGTGGCGGTTCATTTGGGCGGCCTCACCGTGAACTGCCAAGGCTGTTTAAGCGGGAGAAAGATACGATGCGAGTATGACGTGCCCGGGCAGGAAGTCTGGGAGCTTAACGGAACGCAGTATCGGGGATGCCCTTTCAAGATCGTCACACGGCAGTCGGCGAGCTTTATAAGGGCATTTCAGTTTTACAGGCAGGGATATATGCCGAACGCGGGCGGCTGGATAGATCAGTCGGCCAAGATGCTCGATGCTTTTGAAGTGATCGAAAAAGAACTGCAGGCAATCGAGCAGGAGATGCAGAAAAGAAGGGACAGATTCAAGCGATGACGAATAAAGAACTCTCGATCATATTGCGCCTAAGAGACGAGGCGACCAAGCGCCTTGAGGGTGTGCGCGGAAACCTGCAGAGATTCGCCAATTCATGGAAACAAAACTGGCTTGCGATTACCGCGGCCATAACGGCCAGCATCATGGCGCTTCGCAAGGCGTGGGATCTCATGGAAATGGGAGCCAAGGCCCAGCAGATCGAGCAGAGTTTCAGCCGGATGGCGGAAAGTGTCGGCATCGACGCTCAAAAAATGCGGCAGGCGATCATGGATGCTTCCAAGGAGACGGTTAATTTTTCTAACGTCGCTGACAAGGTTTCGGCGCTCATGGCTCAGGGCCTGAACATGGATCAGGTCGCGGCTCTCATGAAACAGGCGCGGGCCGAGGCGCGGATATTCGGTACAACGACCGAAGAGGCGTTTCAGAATATTTCGAGTGCGGTTACCGGCGGTCTGGTCACGACCTTGAGACGGTCGTATGGTCTTCAGTTATCGCTTAAAGATGCGGCAGAGCAGTATGCGAAAGCAACCGGCAAAACCGTCGAGGAAGTTCAGAAATACCATATGGCGCAGGCTATGGCCAATCATATTCTCGCGCAGAGTAAATCGCACCTTGAAGCGGTGAATCTCGAGATGATGACCAGCTACGAAAAGGTGCAGATGCTTAAATCCCAATGGAATGATTTTATGGAAAAAGCAGGGCAGGCTCTCTGGCAGGTGCTGGGGTTTTTGCAGGGGTTTGCCAATCATCTGGTGGCGGGTGTTTTCACAATCCTTGAGTACGGCGCGGGCGCGGTTAAAGGATTCATTCAGGGCATAACGAACGCCTTAAACGGCCTCTTGGGTTTTGCGGTCGATTTCTTTCAGGCGCTCATGGTTCCGCTTATAAAGTTTTACGACCTTTTGGGAAAACTTCCCGGCAGTGTCGGCGAAACATACCGGCAGGCATCTGCGGAGGTAGAGAAGTTTTCGCAGTCGCTGGAAGAGAACAAGATCCAGTTTAATGTCGAGGGCCTTACTCAGGGGCTTGAGGAGGCGCGCACGGCATTTAATCTGGCCGCGCAGGAAAGCGCGCGGGACGCGATGAAGCAGTACGACCTTGTGTTTGCCAAGGTCAAAGAGACCGGTGACAAGACAGCGGAAATATTGAAAAACGTAGCCAAGGATGTGGGTAAGAGCGCGGAGGCGGCGGCACAGCAGTTTAACGTCATGGAAGAGTTTGCCAAGCAGTCGGCGCACAACATGCAGAACGCGTTTTCGCAGTTTTTTTTCAAGGCGTTTACGGGCGAGCTTCGCAGTGTCAAAGAGGTGTTCGCGAATTTCGGCCGGGCGGTTCTGCAGATGATCTCGAACATCTTGGCGAAGCTGTTACTCATAAAGATATTTACGGCGATGGCCGGTGCTGGCGGCACGATCTTCGGTGTGCCGGTGGCGAGTTTGTTCCATAGCGGAGGAACGGTCGAAAAGCGCAACCGGGCGTTTATCCTGGCGCATTCTGGCCTTGCCCCGGATGAGGTGCCGATCATCGCGCAAACGGGCGAAGGCGTGCTTTCCCGCAGGGGAATGCAGGCATTGGGCGGGTCGGATAACTTGCGCGCGCTTAACCGCGGGGAATCTATGCGCGGGGAAGGTGTCACGATCAACGTCAATCAGGTGATTCAGGCATGGGATGCGCAGGACGTTTGGCGCAACCGCAAGATGCTTTCCAATGCCATTGCCGACGATATTTACAATAACGGGAAGATCCGTTCGGTGATCAGGAGTTACGCATGAGCGATTTTAATTATCTACCGGATTTTGTTTTCGAAGAGACGCTGGAATGCAAGACGCTTATTTCGGAGTTCGAAAGCGGCGTTGAACAGCGCAGGCGCAAGTGGGCGGCACCGTTACGCAAATGGCGGCTCAGGTTTTCCAGCCGGTCAAAGGCGGATATGGAAATGGTGCGGAATTTCTTTTCCGCGAAGTACGGCTCATTTATGGCGTTTACATGGACGAATCCGAACGATGCCGTGGAGTATACGGTTCGGTTTGCCGAGGACAGTTTTAAATACACGATGAAGGCGTACGAGGTGTACGACTTTGAGTTCGATTTTATAGAGGTGAAGTAATGCCGAGAAATGTCAGCCCTTTATTTATCAGCGAGAAATCGAAGCAGGAGAACGCTCCCATCTTTTTATACGTCCTCGAAAAGTACGACTCCATTAATGATTTGAGGATCGCGGGGTTCGATCAGGACGTGACGTATCAGGGGGAGGTTTATTCAAAGTTCCCGGTAACGCATGAGTTTATCGGCGAGAACAATCAGGGGCAGATCGATCAGGTCAAGGTGCGGCTCGGGAATGTTTCGCGGTTGCTTCAGCTGTATCTGGAGCAGTTCGATCTGCGCGGGAAAAAGGTCACGATTCGCATGGTCTGGGCCGACCAGCTGGCGGATCCGGACGCGCATATGGATGACGTTTTTTATATCGACAGCTATACGGCAGACCAGAAGAACGTGGAGTTCACTTTAACCGGCAAGTTCGATGTTCTGGGTGTTGATCTGCCCGCGCGCAGGTACGCGCGTAATTACTGCGCGTGGAAGTTTAAGTCGCCCGAATGCGGGTATATCGGAGGAGAGATTTCATGCAACAAAACCAAACAGCGGTGCAAGGTACTGGAGAATTACCACCGGTTCGGGGCTTTTCCGTCCGTGCCGACGCGCAGAATCTACGTGATGTAGAAAAGGCGATCATCGGCAAGTATCTCGGCATACCCTACCGCCACCGGGGCCGGACGATAGAAGGGCTGGATTGCTGGGGGTTTCTTAAACTCGTCTATGCGGATCTGGGTTACCGGCTTTTTGATATCGAGGATCTGGAATACAGCAAGGTGTGGGGTTTAAGCGGCAAGGACTATTTCAGGGAGCATTACGGCCACGATTGGGATCGCGTTGAGACGCCGCAGGTTTTGGACGGGATATTATTCGTCAATTCAAGAGGCGTGGCAAATCATGCGGGGATCGTTCTTTCGAGAAGGCGTTTTATCCATTGTTGCCGTCAGGGGGTTGTGGTGTCGCGGCTCGATGATGTGTCGTGGAAAACAAAAACAGAAGGTTTCTACAGGTTAAAAAATGATATCCGTTCGTAATATCGATAATCCGTTCAAGACGGAAGAGGCGCAGGTTCTGGAATTCATCTATTCCAGAAGCAAATCCGTGCGCGAATATCTCGACAATTCCGGATTCGATTATAAAGACAAGCGCGTCATCGTGACCGGCAAACGCATCGAAGATCTGGATTCGCGTATTGAAGAGGGAGACGAGATCGTGGTGGCGCCGGAGGTCAAAGCGCCGGTGGTAGCTGTTGTGTCATTTATCATCTCGGCAGTCTGGGCGGCCGCGGTGGCGCATCCGTTTCTTTTCACGTTCTTTGTCCTCTCGATGGGGTATGCCATTTATCAGTACATGAACCAGCCGAAAATGCCGGATTTCAATCTAGGCTCGGCCGGGATGGATGAGGGTTCGCCCACGTACGGCTGGGACGGGGTGCAGACGATTCAGGAGGTCGGCGTGCCAGTTGCCGTAGTTTACGGAGAGCATCGCGTTGGCGGCAATATCATCAACCAGTTTCTCTGGGAAGATGGGGACAAGCACTATTTGAACGTGCTTTTGGCTGTCTGCGAGGGCGAGATCGAATCGATAGAAAGTATTGAGCTTAACAATAACCCCATCGACAACTTCGAAGGCGTTGCGGTCAACAAGCGTTTCGGAACGAATTATCAGAGCACGATCCCGAACTTCGAGGATCTGCACAATATTTATCCGGTCAGCGCCAACCTTACACAAAACAATCCTTATATTTACACCACGGTCGATCTGGATGTCGAGGCGTTCGAAATTCACCTGCGGCTTAATAACGGCCTTTATCAGCAGAATTCCAGCTCCGGGGATATCCAGAGCTGGAGCGTTACATATCGGGTTGAATATAAAGAGCATTCTTCCGGGACGTATATCGATCTGGGCGAGACGACGATTTCGGCGCAGTCGCGTTCATCGGTCAGGCGCGTATTCCGCAAGGCGGGCCTTACCCCGGGCCAGTACGATATCCGCATCACCCGCACCAGCGAGGATAGTTCTCTTCAGCCGTTAAAGCAGGGCGACCTTCTTTTATTTCAGATCGATGAACTCAAGACAGATGATTTGAGCTATCCGAACACCGCGCTTCTAGGGCTTCAGCTTCTGGCTACCGACCAGCTTTCGGGATCCATGCCGAATATCACCTCGATTGTACAGGGACGGAAGGTTTCGGTTCCGGATGTCAGAAACGGTACGGATCCGGTTGCTTGGGATGATTATTACTGGGATGGGGCAGATTACCGTCTGCTTGCGGACGACACTTTGCTTTCATGGGACGGGGTGTCGTTTGCCCAGAGATATTCGGCGAATCCGGTCTGGTGCCTCAGGGATTTTATTATCAACAGCCGGTTCGGACTGGGCGAATTTATTGCATCGGAGAATTTGGATCATGCGTCGCTTCTTGAAATGTCTCAGTATTGCGAGGAGAGAGTTCCGGACGGGCAAGGCGGATATGAGAAACGATTCCGGATGGATGTTGTGATCGACAGTAACAACAAGGCGCTCGATGTCTTGATCCAGCTTTGCGCTACGTTCAACGCCATGCCGGTTTACAGCGCGGGCGGTCTGGCTTTTAAGATCGACCGGCCGACAACGCCGACACAGCTTTTCGGCATGGGCAGTATCGTCAAGGATACCTTCGCGCAGAGTTGGAAGACCTTGAAAGAGGTGCCGAACGTTATCGAGGTTCAGTTCACCGATAAAGAGAAAAATTATCAGCAGGAGACGATCGCGTATATCGATGAGGAGTTATTGGGATCAGGCGAACCGATGCGTAAGAGCCAGATCCGGCTTTTTACGACAAGGGGAAGTTATGCCATTCGCGCGGCGCGGTATGCCTTGAAGGTGGCGCGGTATATCAACCGCTCAGTGACGTTTAAGGCCGGGATCGATGCGGTGGCTTGTCAGGCAGGAGATGTTATCTCGATATCGCACGATGTTCCGCAGTGGGGATTTTCCGGCCGGGTGCAGGACGGCAGTACGGATGTGCTGGTCAAATTAGATCGCGCCATGTTCATTGAGGACGGCAAGTCCTACAAGATTCAGGTTCGTTTCTCGGATGACTCGATCGAGGAGAGGCTTATCACATCGCCGACCGGAACGCATACGGAGGTTTCGTGTGAAGCGTTTCCGCAGGATCCGCAGGGTTTTGATGTGTACGCGATAGGCGAAACAAACAAGGTCAAAAAAGATTTCAGGGTCGTATCGATCCAGCGCGAAGGCAAGAGCGAGGTTCAGATATCCGCGTTGGAATATAACGAGGCAGTTTATGACGATTCGGACATTATTCTGCCGCAGAATAACTATTCATCCTTATCAAGCGAGATCCCGGCAGTCAACAATCTCAGTTTGACAGAGTCGCTGGTCAAGAAGACAGACGGAACGATCGAGAACGCGATCGACGTCTGGTTTGACCGTCCGGCTTATGTGGATCATTTCGTCAAGTCATATGCCAAGGCAAAGATTTATATCAGTGATGACGACGGCTTAAGCTGGCGCGCGCGGGGAGAAACTTCGGGGACGAATTTCCGTATCATCGGGGATATCGTTGATCACCATACCTACAAGGTCAAGGTGACGTCGCTTGATTCCTTGAATGAAGAGAGTTCTATTGCGACCGCACCTGAAAGTACGATCACGATTGTCGGCAAGTCGGCCCCGCCCTCGGACGTGCCGTCGTTTCTGGTTAACCGCAACCGCGACATGCTCTATTTCGGATGGACGCCGATCCCGGATGTGGATGTGTGGGGGTACGAGATCCGGCGCGGCCTTGATTGGGAGAGCGCGGAGTTTATCACGCTTCAGCAGGGCACGCATTACCTCACCAAGGATGTCAAACGCGGCATCGGCCAGCGGTATTGGATCAAGGCGATCGATACGTCCGGAAATTATTCTGTGAACGCAAAGGAGGCGGTGGTCACGATCACTGAGATTCCATTCAGGAATATTATCGCGGAGTATCAGGAACAGCCGCTTTGGGCAGGCGCGATGAATAACATTGAGA